TGTGAGAAGCATCACGCATTTGAATCCGCCGCTTGGAAAGGGACGGCTCGGACGAAACTTTTCTCCTGTGATCCAGCATTTGGTGGAGGCGACCGCTGCGTTGGCGGTGAGTGCGAATTTGGAGAGGACAAGGACGGCAATATCATCTTTGCCGTTGGAACTCCTGAAATAATTCCTATCCGACTAAATTGCGGCATTGAGCCAGAAGATCAGATTGCTGAGTTTATTTTTAACCAACACAAACGACTCAACATCCCGCCTGAGAATTTCTTTTACGATTCATTTGGCCGGGGAACGCTTGGCAATTCATTCGCCAAGAAGTTTGGAAGCACCTGCCCAATACCAGTTGATTCCGGCGCGCCGACCACCGAGAGGCCCGTCAGATTTGATTTGTTCATTGATGAAAAAAATGGCGAGAGACGCCTAAAAACATGCAAGGAACATTACTCGAAATTTGTTACAGAGATGTGGTTTTCCACACGCGAGGCCATTGAATCTAATCAGGTCAGAAATCTTTCCATGCCAGTTGCACAAGAGGGCCAGTTGCGGCTTTTCAGAATCGTGGCCGGAAATAAGGTCGAGGTCGAATCTAAGGACGACATGAAGGAGCGGGTAAAGAAAAGTCCCGACCTTTACGATTATTTTGCAATCGCCCTTGAGGGCGCTCGCCGACTCGGTTTCAGGATTGAGCGAATCGGGCGCGAGGTTCAATCCAGCAAACCTGACGAGGATTATTTTGACAACGAGGTCAGAGAGTGGGATGCTGCAATCAATGCGGGCCTATTAAAACATTAACCATGTGGATACTGAAATCTTACAATGTCGCGCCGCCGGGAAGCTATCGTTATGAGCAGACTGATGAAATCCGTCATTCCTTCAAACAGCGTCCGTCAATCGAGGATGTCGCAAAATCTGTCAGTGATTTTCGCATTGGAAACAACCTTCGACGTGCCAGTCTTGGTGAATCCCTTGAGGACGTTGACACCTTCCTCTGCCGCCAGCTTAATAACAATCCCCAATTCTGCCGCGAAACCGATTCAACATTTGAAGCCGCACGTTCAACCCATGTTTTCTTCCAAGAGGATTGCCCGACCTGCGGCACTCCGGTAGCAACCACTTGATTTTATGAACGACGACTGGAATGACCCGAAAACAGTTTTGGAAACAATACAAGCTGGCGATGATGTTGAAACCGAGCGCGGCAGAAACCGGGTGTTAATAAATCGGGCCGCGAACAACGAACCGCTTGTATCTGACGAAGAAGCCAAGAAAATTGGCATGAAGATTTTCAATCGGTGGGGGGAATTTATGATTGCGCTGGCCAGCGCATCGCGCCAATTCCTGACCAATTTTACATCCCAAGACACCTATTGCACCATCGCCATTCCAAAAGCCCCGGAAGAATCGCGCGCTGACTGGGGCGGCTTCATCACTGAGTTCATCAATAATTGCATGAAAGAGGGGCCGCGCCAGATGGATTATTTCATGTTGCATTTATCCAAATGGAAGGCGGTTGCCGCGCATGGCATCGGGCCTATGCTGTGGGAAGATAAATACTCATGGCTTCCGCGCTATCTTGCCATTGAGGATTTGAGGATTGCCACGGACACGGAAATCAGCTTTCGCAATCTGACTTGGTTTGCCGCCCGAATCCCCTATTCGCCCGGAGAACTGTCACAAAAGGCATTTTCCAAAACACGCAGCAAGTTCATTTGGGATAAAAAATCCGTCGCCGACATCCTCAAAAATGTTGACCAGTGCAAGGCGACGATGGCGGAAAATAATTATGATTTTGAAACCGTGCCGGAAAAGTTCGAGGAATTGCGAAAACAAAATTCCGGTTACTGGTCGGGCGATGCCATGCCCACCATCAATCTCTGGCATTTCTACCACAAAGACGACAAGGGAAAATGGTTTCTTAAGGTGGTGCCGGAAAACACCACGTCAGGAGTGACGGCGGAAACCAGTGAAAAGTTCATCTGCAAAAGCGAGGGGCCGGTGGCTGATAGCTGGCGGGAAATCTTGCACGTCCAGTTTGCCGACCTGAACAATAAAGCCCCGCTGCTTTATCATTCCGTCCGCTCGCTTGGTTTTGCCCTTTTCGAACCGTGTTATTGGACAGACTTTACTCGCTGCCGGTTATTGCAACACACGCTTGACCAATTCAATATCCTGCTCCGAATCTCCGACCCGGTTGACCGGGCAAAAGCAACGGTGCAGACATTCCAAAACCTATCAATCCTCAAGCCGGGAATCAACATCGTGCCCGCAGCAGAGCGCCATCAGGTTGACGCCAATCTCATTGAGAGCGTAATGGCGCAGACCAAACAGCTTCAAGCGGAAGCGTCCACGGCATACACGCAGAGCGTTGACAACGGGACTGCCCGCGAACAGACAGCCTTCGAGACCGGCGTTAAGGTGCAGCAAAACACCGCAATGAAAAGTGGCATTATGAACATGGCCAAGGCATTTGAAAAAACCGCCTGTCAGGAAATATGCCGCCGTTTCTGTCTGACAAATTCCGACGACGAAGATGTAATCGCATTTCAAAAAGCCTGCCAACAAGAAGGCATACCGAAGGCATGGCTCGATGTTAGAAAATGGCGCGTTGAAATAACCGCTCCACTTGGCAACGGCGACCCAACGATGGCAATGGTTGAATCCCAAAATGTCATGCAGCTACGCCCGCTTGCCGACCCGTCATCGCAGCAGGAGATGACTCACGATGCCGCCGTGTCCATGATCGGAACGGCACGTGCCCGCCGTTGGTTCAAATCGGACAAGAAATCCATTTCCACTGCCGCCAGCGCCGCCGCCGCTGCGTTCCCGTCCTTGATGTTGGGAATGCCATACATCGTTACCGAAGGATTGAATCCCATTGAACAGATTCAAACCCTGTTGGAACTGGCCGTCCGCAAGGTGGCCATGATTGAACAGACAACCAAAATTCCCAAACCCGAAGAACTTATCGGCCTGCAAAACACTGCCGCCACCATCGAGAAACTGGTGCAGGGAATGCAGGGCGACCCCGGCAACGAGCCGAAGATGAAGGAATTTGCCAAGGCGTTGAACCAGTTGAACAACGAAATCAAAAAGTTGCAGCAGCATCTTCAAATGGAGATGCAGAAACAGCAGCAGCAAAATGGCAATGGCAAGATTCAACAGGTTATGGCAGAAACACAGGCCAAGATTGCTGGCAAGACCGCCGAGACGCAGCAGAAATTGAAGGCGAAGGAACTGGCCGAACGCCAAAAACGGGCGCACAAGGACGCCGCGTTCGTCGGCGATGAACGGCGCAAGAACGCACAGGCCGTGGCGGAAACTTTTCGCGGGTCACTGACCAGTTTAAACAAAAACACGGATGAATAATCCGCCGCCATTTCAACACACAAGACCAGTTCCGACCATGATTCGCAATGCCGGGATGGAACTGGAAAGATTGAAACTCAAAAAACCAAAACGCGAACCGAAACGAACAAGGAAAACTCTGCCATGAACACACCACAACAAATCATTGAAAGCCTGAAGGAAAAAATCTTCTGTCGTCTGATGTCCAGCCCCATTAGTGGTGTGGGCGTTTTCTCCATTAAAAAGATTCCCAAGGAAATCAACCCGTTTCCTGAAACCCGGCCAACGCAATTTTTCGGGGTGTTGGCGGATTTAATTCACAACGACCATGATATTCCCGACACGGTTAAGAAGCTGGTTGTTGACATGTGCCCGGAGGAAGATGGTTCTTTCTGGTTCCCGGATTACTCACTCAACGAGCTTGGCATCGGTTATTTTATCAATCATTCCAAAACTCCAAATCTGCGCGAGGAAGATGGTGACTTTTTCGCGTTGCGCGACATCGAACCCGGCGAAGAAATGACAGTGGATTATTCTACTTATGGCGCGCTTAATCTGTGAAAAAATATCTGTCAGCAATCCTCTACGCCATCCAAATCCCAGTGAGTGTTTGGGCTGGCATAGAACTCGACCACAAGGCGTGGATGCTTGGCGGGTCATTGATTGCTGCGATGATGATTGTTGAATGCGCGGCTGTATTGTTGTTTCTGGACGGACAAGCGGACGATATTGAACGGAGAATAAAAAATTGAGCGAGGACTTTTCAAAGAGGTGCTTTTGTATCTGTGACGTTGGCGGGCTGTTCGTGGGCCTTGCCCGTCGTCTAGCCGAAAGTGGAGCAAGGGTTTTATATCACACACCGGAGGACAAGCGACATCTCATCAATGACGCCGTGATTGGCGCGGGACTTCCCGACGTTGAGCATTGCGAAGATTTCTGGCTGGTTAAAAACGAAATTGATTGCTTCGTTTTTCCAGATGTTGGACTTGAAGGCGAGCAACAGGAACTCCGGTCACAAGGGTTCGCAGTATGGGGAGCAGGCAAGGCGATGGCACTTGAACTCGACCGGCTTTTCTTTCTGCAAAAACTTGAGGAACTCGACTTAGATGTTCCGCCCTATGAAGTGATACACGGACTGGAAAATCTTGCCGCATTTTTGAAGGACAAAGAGGACATTTGGATCAAGGTTTCAAAATGGCGAGGCTCATGGGAAACTTTTCACTGGCGCAGTTGGAAGCAGGACGCGCACAACATTGATTTTTGGCGGTTCAAGTTCGGCGGCATCAAAAACCACATCATTTTTTTATGTTTCCCAAAGATTGAAACTGATTTGGAAATTGGCGCGGACACTTACTGCGTCAACGGCAAGTGGCCATCAATGATACTGCATGGTTTGGAGGCGAAAGACGCCGCTTACTTTTCCGCCGTCACGCCGCGCAAGGAAATGCCGGAACAACTGTTGCCCATCATGGACGCTTTTTCTCCGTATCTGAAAGAAACCGGGTGCTGTTCTCAATGGAGCATGGAAACGCGGGTGAAAGACGACGCAAGTTTCTTCATTGACGCCACCATGCGCGGGGGGTTGCCGTCCACCGCGTCCTTCCTCAAGGCGAAAAACACGCCGGAAGTCATTTTTTACGGCGCGCACGGGGAGCTTTGCGAGATTGATTATGGTTTCAAGTTTTCCGCCGAGTGCATGGTGAAAATCAGCGGCCAGCAGGGAGCATGGGATACGGTTGACCTTCCAAAAGAGGTCAAAGAAAACCTGATGCTGGCGGATTATTGCGAAGTAAAAGGACAAGTCTGGTTCCCCGCCGACGAGGAAGGCAGCATTTCCGAAATCGGCTGGCTCCGGGCAACCGGCGACACGCCAACCGAGGCTGCCGAAAGGATGAATTTTTTGGCAGATCAACTACCCGACGGCGCGGACGCCAATGTTGAAGCTCTGGCAGATATAATCCGTGAAATTGAATCCGAAGGCGAGCAAGGCATTAAGTTCACTGAACAGCCCATGCCAGAGCCGGAGGTTGTCTTGGCAGAATCTTAACCGTAGTTTCGCAATTGCCAGCATGTCGGCTTACCATCCATAATTGCCCGCCGCACTTCCTCCCGTTGATACGCACGAATATGGGTGAACGGAACGTGGATTTTTAGAACGAGCGGGCATCGGCAAAGCTGGCAGGTGTGCAATTCCGCCTCTTTCAACACGCTCAACCGGGCTTTCATTTTCGCTTCCAGATGCCTTTTAAGCACTCCGGAGGTGAATTGGGTGTAACCGGCCCCATGCTGGTTAAAAACGCAATGGCGGCATTGCAGCGCACGTTTATCCGCCACCTGTGGACTGACTGGCCTACCACCTTCTCCGAGCCATTCCTTCATCGTAGCCCGGAACGACCGAAAATCGCGCCAGAGTTGAAGTGGGTTCATATGAATTTTCTAACCTGTTTCAATCCTTCAATGTAACCCTCCTTAAAATCTCTAGACTCAATCTGAAAACTTCGACCGCTACAATTTTCAAGATGTCTTTCCGATTTGATTATCGCCGCATCGAGCCTTTTTATTAAATCGCGCAAGGATTTGACTTGGATTTCATAAAATT